TACACCCTCTTCAATACCCCTCTTAACCGCTTCTTTCTCCAGAGCTTCCTGTACCTCGGTGGGGGTGGCTTTCCTTTCTAACCATTCGATATTTTCTTCATTTGACATCATTACTTCTGTTCCGTCAGCTAGTTCAAAAACAACCCTGTGTTTAACATCGCTAGTCCATTTGAATCTAACAATGTAAAACGGTACTGAGTAGTATTGTTTTAATCCGTAACAGTGCTGCATCGTGTAGTGTATTCTATACCAGCAATCCTTTTCAAACTCCGGTTTAGCTTGTTTAAGTGTCTCAACTTCTTTTTGAATGTCCGCTAATTGTTTTTCTAATTCTTCTAATGTTTTCATTGTTGTTAATTCCAAATAAATACCCATTTGGCAGGGGTTGAGTTAATTTCATTTTCTACAATTTCTTTGTACGTTACGTCTTGATTTCGTACTGTCTTAAATGCCTTTCTGAAAGACTTTTTAAGGTAGGTGGATAGCCAGGTCATTAGATAAAAGCGTTAAGCGACATTGATACGACATCGTGAAGCAAAAGACTACCATTGTCACAAGTACATTGTTTTTCAATAGGAAACGTAGAGTGTTCTCTAAACCATGATTTTGCGCTTACCATGTTTTCTTTGTTAAAATTTGAGAAATACATTTCTGTAATTTTATTGCAGCTACGGCATTTTACTTTGTAATTTATAGTCTCCATGATTACACAGTCTTTGCTTTGGTTATTGCGTCAATTATTTTATAGTAAGCGGTTGTGTTTTGCCAGTTATGGTATTCCAATTCCTTTTTAGCTTCAATAAGAGCTTCCAGCATTTCAGGGGCAGCTGCTATTAGTTTTGCATTGGCTTCCATTACTGCCTTGTCTGGAACTAGATAATCAGATGCTGATTCCTCTGATTGTAATTGGAGTGTATTGAAAATTGACCAAAAGTCAGATAGTCCGTTACCGTCTGTCTCAGTTAAATGAAGTGAACTCATTCCGGGAATGAAATTACCATTGACATCATAAGCGTATTTACTTATCACCAGTCTGTTAACGTCGCTTTTGTAAACGTATATAGCAGCTTCATAAACGGATAACTGATTGTCTGAAAAGTTGGTAATTAAAGTGCCACCGTTTGAACGTGTATTATGGTCTAATTTTTCGTTGCTATCGAACATCCCATCAACTCTTAAGTAGTTTGGGCGCAGCATATAGTCTTCTGGTTTCATTTTTCTATTTTTTAGTGGTTTATATTAAGAGGCTAGTCTTGGTTTTCTTATTTATACGTGGTTAATTTCATAAAGGTTGCATTTCAAATTTGTAAGGAATTGTTAAATATTAAAACCATTACAAATATGAGACAATTATTTATACGAAAGAAGATTGTTTTAGGCTTCGGAGTCTTTTAGCTTTTTGTATTCTTCCTTTAGCCGCGCTTCGAGTTCAAATAAAGGCTGCCATTGAGGGTCGTTTTCTATTTTGCTGCGCGGTTCCATATCTAGGCGGTAATGACAACCTTGAAATCCATCTGCATCCGCCACAAATCGGTGACAAAGGAGCACTAGGTTCTCGGGATTTAATCTGAATAAGGGGTATTGTTTTTTACTAAGAACGTGTGCGAAATTATGCGGTGTCACTAAAGCTATTCTTGTTTTACAGACAAAACATCGTGTTTCAAATTCATCAAGGCTGTCAAGCTTGGCCAAGAATACATCTTTCTCTCCCGTGGCTTCTCTAATGTATTTATAGCCACCTGTTTTCTTTCCGGCGGCTTTCTTAGCCTTTTGTTTGTTTTCGTGGTTACAATAGATACATGCGCCGCTCTTAACCGGAATCATTACATCTGTCCGTGGACAGAATTTGCAGGAGCCTATATGTGGTTTAAAGGCCATATTTGTCTTCTAAATATTTTATATAAGTGTCCTTTAAATCATTAAATTTTTTTAATTCTTTAATGTCTTTATATTGATAAATACAAATATAAACAAGTGGTGTAATTGAAAAAACTAAACTATTTATTATCCAATGTTCTATCATAATACGTCTTTAATAATTATTATTACCTTTTGTTCGTCACGCTTGCATTTAATTTGCTGTGGTATAAATTGAGTTACAACACTTGGTTTATCGTCTTTGATAATTTCTTTTTCAACGAGCGCGTCTCCAATATGTTTAAAAGAGCTGCAAAAGTTATCCCAATCCATAAGTATTGACTTGTAGCCAATGTATTGAATGGTCACCTTCCCTTCGTGTCTTCTTGCTTTATTTTCGCGCAGATGGTCTCCAATGATTAAATTGTAAAGGTCTTTTTGTTTCTTTGTATTACTCCAATGCGAGCGCATTAATCCTTTATCTCCATTAAGCCCTGCAATTAATCCATCTATTTTTAAAACGCTGTCTAATGGCTTGCAAATTGATGTATTGTTGCTTAAAAAAGTTTGATTTGAAACTTCAAACACTTCTTTTGTTACTGGTAATGTAAATTCATTTTTAACTAAAGAGGGACCGTAATTAAATTTGCCGCTTTTTATTTTTATTTGAGTGTCATTCGGTTGAGTTAATGGATTGCGAAATTTTGGCGGCTGAAATGAGCCGTCTGGGTTCTTCGTATATCCGCGCGATAAAAACCAATCTTCGCTATACTGATTGTGATTACCTCCTTTAGCCATTATTTCTTTTTAAACAAGATGTTGATTCTTTTCAGCGCCTCCAGCTCATTGAACTTGCCAACTTCATAAGAAAGTTTGCCCTCCTTAATTACTGGGCTGCCGAAATTAATGTTGTATTTAATGCCAAGTCTTTCCATAATCCAAATAAGATTGTCGTCTCCAAGGGCTGGTTTCTTACCGTTCTTCCATTTGCTAAACAGTGATCTGTTAATAGGATAACCTCTTTCCTCAGCGTCCCTTAAAAGGTCAGCCGCTCGCCAGTCAAGTTCCTCTAAGCGCTTAAATATCAATTCCTTTAATTTAGGATTGTCGGATAGATTCATTGGTTCTTGTATTTGTTTAATTCTGCACTAATAGCATCCATAGTGGATTCTACTTTATCTTCCGGGATAGCGGCTGAAAATAAGCCGTGTCCCCATTCAAATATGCCGTCCATTATCACAAACTTAGTGAATAGCTGTACTGACTGTGTTTTTACTACCGGCTCGTCATACACGCTTAAAATAAGTTGTAAGTCCTTGTCATTACCATCCACCATTCCGCTGACTGTTCTTTTGTATTCGCGTACTGGTTGTTTTTTTTCTGTGTTCATAAATTATAATATTTGTTGTAATATTCTTCTCCTGATAAAACTTGTATTCCTAGTTCTGCTGCATCCGCCAAAACTCTTTCGATAAATACACTCATCTCTTTATCATTCAACTCTGTTAAACTTCTCACTCTTTTCACTTCATACCTTTCATTTTTTATCTTCACCTGAACTACATAGCTCAGGAATTTAGGGGCGAAATAATCTGTGTGTATATCGTCTTTTGTGTCAAAATGTGAAAATATTTCTGATGAGTGGCAGGTTGCCAAAATCCCGCCACGATAAAAATTATACTGTGATCGTGACGGGCTTTGATGTTTCTCTTTGATTATCTCGACAAAACGTTTCCCTTCAAGTTCTTGAAGTTGTTGGCGGTAAAGGTCGGGGTTGTCGTAATATTTAACCCCGTTCTTTACATGGCCTGAATGTTTTATCTCGATTCTCATTGTTTAGAAAGGAGGCTGATCGTTTTCAAATGGATTTCCAACTACCGGCTGTCCGCCAAATGTAGGGGGTGTGCTTTGTGCTGGAACAGTCACATTTGTTTGAAACCCTTGCTGTACTGGCGGTTGATTAAAGTTTTGTACCGGTTGCTGAAATGCAGGGGCTTGTTGTTGAAACCCTGTGTTATTTTGCATTCCCTGGGCTTGTGGTTCTGCTGGAACGGGTCCAAACTTAGCTACAATACCTGACCATTCAAGACTGCTCATTATCTTCTTTTGAATCCATTTTGGAAGCTGTAAGAACTGAGCGTGTGAATATTGGTCCAGATTAAAGAACATCTTGGGGTTACTTAATGGTGCCACCGGTGTTCCGGCAGGCAATCTCATAACTCCTAATCCATTCATTGCTACGTTGGCGTAGGTAATGTCAGGACGTTGTTTATCCTGCACGTAAACCACATTAATAAGGCACGGTTGACCTAAAAACTGAGGTAACTCTATGGCAAGGTCCTTACACGGAACCCCGCGCCATGCTTGCAAAAGTTTTGGCAATTTTGCCTTTTCGCCCATGGAAGTGGAATATTCCTGAAAGATTGCTAGCGGCTTAGGCTGTTCTCCTTCGTTGAATACTACTTTAGGAAGATTTGGAAACTCCCAACTAATGTGCAGTAGAGGCGTTGGCTTTGCCTCTTGTTGTTGAAACTGCTTCATGTGGGTGCCCATGTCGATTATGGAGTAACACACTGCAACTTGGGGTCCCTGTGGCGGGATTGGTCTTTGCTTCTTTTCGAAGGCTTGTCCTGATAGGCTCATTTGTTTGACGGTTTTTGACTGTTTATATATTTATTTGATTATTGTTTTTTAGTAGCCGTTGCCGTTGCCGTTGCCGTCGCCGTAGCCGTTGCCGTTGCCGTAGCCGTAGCCGTAGCCGTTGCCGTAGCCGTCGCCGTAGCCGTTGCCGTTGCCGTAGCCGTCGCCGTCGCCGTAGCCGTTGCCGTAGCCGTATGAATTTTTACTATCTTCGAAATTTACGGCTATTCTAATTATAGACTTTTCCATTTTGATTCGTTGCAAACTATTGTATGAACCACTGTAAGCCAATCGAACTCAACTACGCCTTCACATTTATCTAATTTTGTATTAGATGTTGGTCCATTAACCAACTCTTGAAGACCTTTAGTTGTTCCCCATGTTCTAATACACGAAGCGTTGTGTAGTTTACAATCATTTCCTATTCTTTCAAGTTTACCTATGTAAATCCATCCACGCTGTAATACTACAATTTTTAAATCGCCAGTATATTCTTGTGCCTTGATTGATGTTTTTGGCAAATATTCTTGCCCGTTAATAAATACTGAGTCTGTACTAATTTCTGTTTTCATGTTTTTGGTTTTAATTAATTTTAATTGTTTTACTATTTTAAATAAAAAAGGTTTCATAAAACTACACATTTTATCTTTGTTTTGTATCAAAAAAGTAAACTTTCTTTTGTTAATTCTTTTTTGAATGCTTGCTCGCGCTTTCTCTTTTTGTCTCGCTTACGCACTTTCTTTATGCCTTTTGGCTTTTTATTTGCGTGGCTGCGTAGAGTTCCGATATGCGGGAGCTTGATCTTAAATGTGTGAGCTTGTCTTAATTTGTTGTTTTTAGTCTTCCAAAAAGTCATTATAACAGTTCTAAGCTCATCTCTTGTGAGGTGAGGGTATAATTGTATAAGCTCTATTGGAATCTTTAATCTAGGCACTTACTGAAATATCTTGATAGAATCTTACTCCATTTATAATATCTCCATCTTTGATTTCAGACTCGTTGGCTTTGCGGTATTCTTTAGCCGCCGACTCGTCGAGTAGAATCCAGTCAGGGATTAATTTAGATTTATCAACAAGTTCTACTTTCCAAATCTTACGAATACCCCTTGTACCATTCATTTCTGCCTCAGCTTCCATTTTAGCTTTCTCTGCGGCCAATCTTTCAGCTTCCGCTTTCTCCTGTCTTGCTCTCTCCATTCCTTCTTCAATGGCGCGGATATTCGCAGCCTTAGCTTCAAGTTCGAGACGCTCTTTAGCAAGTTGTTCTTTTTGTTCGGCTAAGGCTTTTTCCTCAGCGCTCATGGTATTGGCAGATTCAAGTTGTGCTTTTTTAGCCTTAATTAATTCAAGGTAGTTGTCGCGTAGTGAATAGGCTTCATCTGCAAATTCCTGGAAGAACTCCCGTGATTTGTAGGCGGTGTTAATGTCGCTGATGGCCTTATCACAAAATTCAATGGTTTTACAGCCGTCGTAATATTGTTGCAGGGCAAATTTAGCCTTGTCGATAGCTCCGCGAATGTTTCTAATGCGCACTTCTTCATCGGCTGCTTTTTGGGCGGCTTCTGCCGCTTGTTTGGCAAGTTCGGCCTGAGCTTCGGCGGCTTCTTTTTGCTTCTTTAATTCCCACTCTTTCACCTCATTTTTAAGGTGAGTAACGGCGGCTTCCGCTTCTTCAATTAGTTTATTGGCGGTGGAATCAATAAGTTTTCCAGCTTGAAAATAAGGGTCTTTAAGTTCTTTACGTTTTGCGTCCACTGCTTTTACAAGCTGATTGATCTTGGATAGGTTTTGCTGACACACCGCTAAGGTAGACTCGTCCACCACTTTAATTTGCAGGCAGCTTTGGGCTTGCGTGTCGATATCAGCTTTAAGTGAGTCGAGTAATTGTAGGCTTTTAGCTACATCTGAGCTAACGACTGCTGCTTCTATTTTATCTTTCTTTGCCATTGTTGTTTATTAATTTTTTAATTTTATTTAATTCCTCGTCGGTTAATACGTAGCCATATCTTTCAACAACTTCTTCAAGAGATAAAATATACTTATGTGGTTTAATAAGCTCTTCTTCCCATTGCGCACGCATCAACTTATTAATTCCCATATCTTTTACATCTTCATCAAGCTTTTTAGACATGGCGTCAAATCGCTTTTGATTAAATATCTTGTCGTCATTCGGCTCAATAATGTCCATTTCTATTTACTAATTAATTTGTAAGGGTGAGGTTTGATGTGTGCGGCGCAGAACTTTCCGATTGACTCAGCCGTTTGAGCTTGCTGCCATAATTCTTCCGGCACGTCGTAGTAATGGTATTTAGCCATGTTTTTGTACACAATCTCAAATGTTTGTCTCTCTTTATCATATCCTATGGAATGAATTTGAGAAGAGTCTGGGGTTAATTTAATGGTCATTTCGCTTATGTTTTTCTTGTTTATACGTGGTGATTAAATAAAAGGTTGCAAAATAATGTACATTTTTAGAAAGCTGGTGGAGCATCTGTTTTAATCGCGTCTTCCGGCGGAATATAGTCAGAGAATCTTGAATATTTACCCTCAAATCTCGCATACACTGGCTCGGGTTTTATGTATCTACCCTTCACTGGGTTAATCTCACAAAGCCCTCTTAAATCCCTTCCTTTTTCGTCTGTAAAAATATCGTGGTAATCAGGTCTGAATAGCAACAAGATTAATATAGCGCAGGCTTCAATAGCTCCTGAGCCTTTTAAATCACTCATCTTTGGCCGCGGAACCTTGCGATCTTTCTCCATCCTGCTAAACTGAGATAGTAATACAGTTGCCATGTTTAAATTCTTGCTCATCCGCGCGATCTCATTACACCTTACCTCGATTCTTTCCTCAGAAGATAGTTTCTTCTCATCCAAAGTGTTATTCATTAATTGCAAATAATCAATAAGCACCAATACAGACTGACTAAGTGGTATTTTGTTTTGCTTTCTAAAAGCTCTCACTTTAGCCTCAATGTATTGCCATGTAACTCCGCCGGTGTCGTCGATAACAAAGTTGTCCTTGAGCCTTTGGCGCATACTTTCAATCTTGCCAATATCCATTTCGTCCACCGAGCCTTGTCTTAGTGCCCGTGAATTAATTTCTGCATAGTTGGCTATGATATTTGTCATAACTTCCACTGCCGGCATTTCTAAGCTAAAAAACAGCACGGGAATGTTGTTGTCAATAGCATTGTGAAGAATGATATTTACAAGCAAGCTACTTTTGCCTCCTCCTGGCGTTGCCGCCACAACATTAACTCCTTGGTTTATTCCACCGGTCCGCGCGTCCAATTCTTTAAGTCCAAACGTAAATCCGTTTTGTTCAATAACGTTATTCTTTAGGTCCAAGATTCTCTTTAGTGTAGCATCAAAAATGTCTGTTACTTTCTTTTCATGAGACACATCATTCAACACAAGCTCTACCTGAGTAATAGAGTGTTTTAACTCCTCCATTACGTCAATAGCATCCAAAGAGTTCGAGGTGAGCTTGGAATAAGCGTTTTGTAGTTTAGGGGCTAAATGTTTAGCTACACTATCGCTGAATAGGGTAGTGACGTAGTAAATAACATCTTTTTGAGTGGGCGATTTATTGGTCCATTTTACGGATGTGGCAGCTTCCGATTGTGCGATTCCGGCTTTTATAAGCTCGTTGTAAATGGTTTTTATCTCGGCGGTTATTCCCTTGTCGTGCAAGTTTTTAATTATGGAATATCCGTATTTGGTTACGTTGGTGGAAAATATATTTGTAGAAACAAGATGTCTGCATCCTTCAAAAATGTCTTGGTTGGAGGCATATGCTCCTAGGATTTGGTGCTCGTAATCAATAAGGGATTTATCCATAGCTATTGAAAGAATTTTATTCCTTCGGTAGGTTGATTTAGAACGGGTTTTACTATTTTATTCTCTTCCTTAAACCACACGCCACGGGCTTTCTGAGGCCAATTTATCACTGGCTTGTTGTTTGAGTCTTTCCATTCAGGGTTGTAATAGTTGTAGAATTTGCGGGCTGAATCTTCGCTATAACCATTTGTAGTAAAGTAATTAATCACTTCCTGTTCTGTCGGCGGGGTAAATTCTTTCTTTGGCTTTAATACTTTCTTCGTGGGGACCAGCTTGTGCTTACCATCAATAATGAGATATTGAAACACATTCCCGCCGATCTCAATGTATTCGTTCTCCTTAATCCTTTTTACTTTCATGTTACCTTCCTGTAAAAGTTAATAATGATAACTTATTTCCATTCTCGTCTTTAATGTCAAGCATCATTCCTGTTTCTTTGTAAGTTCTGAGAAGATATTCAGCCGCCAAAGACGATTTATAATAGCCATTCAGCTCTTTTCGCTTCTCGTCCTCGCTTATACTTGCATCATTAAAGAATCTGCTTTTCTCTACCATAAATCTTTTTTGCGCGGCCTTCCATAGTTCATTCTTTCTCTCTGCCGGTATTTTGAAGTCGTGCTTATCGTGCTCTAAAAAGTCATACAGAGTTCTGTACTGACCAAATCTGCCCTCAGACAGATACAAATTCTCAACCTCTGAAAGAATCATTTGAACTGTCAGATTAAACTCAGTCATCTTTTTTAGGGGTGAATTGTTTCATCATTTCCACTAATTCTTTTTGTTGTTCGGCGGTTAATGGTTCTACTTGCTGTGTAGAAGATTCTTTCATCTTTTCTACATGAGCGCGGTATTCGTCAATGATGCTTAATAATGTCTCGCACATCAGAGATAGTCCAAACTTAGCCGCCCGCACTTTTTTGAGTCGTTCTTGGTAGAATTTCTTGGTTTTAGTGTCGAGGGACTGATCTTTAAGGGCAGATTCAAATTCTTGCTCAGAGAACTCCATTAATTGCTGACCAATAAGCATGACGGCCAAATCGTTATCGCTGCTTTGTGAATAAGCAAGGTTCCAAGTGTTGTTCTCTTCGTTGATCTCGTAATGTATCGTCCCTTTAATTACTTTCATATATGATTGATTTAGTTGTTGCCTTATAAGGATTCGAACCTCAATTAATTGGACCAAAACCAATTGTCCTGCCGTTAGACGATAAGGCATTATTTGTCAGGACGAATGGATTCGAACCACTGACCCCCGGCATAAAGCAAGCCGGTGCTCTACCACTGAGCTACGTCCTAAAAACCCTATCTACGCAATTTCTCTAACTGAGAAATAGACTTGCTTTTTAAAGCTTCACCCTGTTTCTCAGCGATCAATTCGTCAATCTTTTTATTGTGCTCTTTGTTCTCGCGCTCTATAGCTGCCGCCTCAGCATCTTCAACTTTGGATTGCAAAACATCAAGAACGATGTCAAATTGTAATTTAATCCCCTTGTCGGTAGTGGTTCTTTTTTCTAAAAAAGACTTACCTTTTGAATTTTTGTGCGCAGACTCCAGCGACACGGCTAAAGTGTCTAAGTCTGTCAATGACAGGTCCCACAATTGCTCGGTGGATAACAGCCCTTTGTTTGTTTGAAATCTCAGCTTTTGCTTGTTTGCTTCTTTATACATTTCCATGGTTTTTTTGTTTTTATTGGTTATTTATTATTTAAACGATTTATTTCTGTAAAGGTTGCAATTAAAATTTAATTTTCACTGTTCTTTTATGGGTTCCAGAAAGCCTAACAATTAGCTCATCTCTCACCGTGGCATTAAATCCAAGTCCTGAAAGTTGTTTGTCGGAAGGCTCAATCATAGTTGTGCCACCAAGAACCTCTAAAACTTTTCTGTGTTCAGCAAGCTCAGGAATAAGATTTTCATTGTGAAAGCTTCTTATTGAAGTCGGAGACTTGCAGCCATCAAGCATAAAGAAATAGTATTTGTTACCAACATTGTTTTCTCCCCAATGATTAGGAGACAAACACACTAAATTTACTTTATGAAACTGATTTGTTTCAAGCCCGTAAATTTCTTTTGACTGCTGATCTGCTACCGGCAGCTTGTGTTCTATTTCAAACTTCCCATTCTTTAATGTAACTTCTGCAATGGTCACCCATTCCTTGTTTCTTGTGGATGGATAAATATATTGAAAAACCTCTCCTCCAAAGGCTATTTCTGCCTTTCCTTTTCCTGCCGTCCCTCTAAACGACCAATTGTGAATTTTACAAATATATTTACCCTCTGGAAGATTTGAGGCGCTAGGAAATGTAATGTTTTCTACCGGAATATACCCTTTTGGTGCCGGATTAGTATAATCGACGTCTTGAACGCCTCCAGAAAGAGCGTCTTGTCTGTGATTCCACCCAACCCGTCTTCCTGTTCCATATAAATCGTGAGGTTTATCATCAGGATGATGGGAATTTCCGGGCATAAAAACGTGCAAATCCATCAATGACTGATTTGGCTCAATCTCGTTCCACGAATGAGTAAATCTAAAGACTCCGTCTGTTCTGCCCCCTTTTGCTTCTACCATTTCGGTTAATTGAGACTTGCCAGCAAGATTACCGTTAAATGTCCAAGAGTAGTTATTAGCCCATTTAAATATTGGCTTACTATCTGGATTGTTTGCGGTGGTAAGCGATGCCATATAGCCTTCATGGTTGTTCTTTAAAAAAACCTCAACACTGGAACACCCCGGAAGAATATCCTTCATGAATTTTTCGATTCCAATTTCCTCTATTCCGTCAAATTCATTTCTTTTATGGCGCGTAGAGGTTGATTTCACGCTGTCAAAAATAGATACAGATTTAATGTCGCCCTTACCCACGTTGCTATGTAGTATCTCTGACACTTTAATGTCATCAATGTTGGCAAACCTTCTGTTAAATGATTCTGTATATCCATTTTCCTCCACAAACAACTTAGCCTGCTCAATTTGTTTCTTAGTTATCGGCGCAGTTGTTTTCATGTAGTTAACAGGGTCAACGCGCTTATTCCATGCTTGACACGCGTCATTCAGCTCTTTACCTTCCGACAGCTCAGAGCAAAGCGTTCCCATCAATTCGTTACGGAACTTAGCGATTGGCAGTTTATAAGATGTAATCCAACACCAGTTGTCGTGTTGTGAAGCGGCAAGTTCGTCATATTGCTTTTTAAGGGGAATCATTTGCTCTATTTTAAACAAATGAGTTTGGCCGTCCAAAAGCGAACCCTGCAAAATTAAATCTTTTACAAGATTAAGTGTGTCCAACGAAATTGTTTCCATTGCCCTTTGAAACACTTCTTTAGAGCTTCTGTAATCGGCCATAATGGATTCAACCGACTTGCCGGTAGTGTCAACAAATTGTGCTGGTAAAAACAAATGGAGGTGATTAAATTCTCTTATCTCATTTGGTTTAACAACACCAAATTTCTCAGCCTCTTCCTTGGTATAGCGCTTTACATTTTTAGCTAATCCTAATTGAAATTTGCTACTTGTTTTAGAACAGCTTTCGTAAGGCAAGGAGTTTAGCTCGGCGAATGTTTCAAAAAACACTTCTGAAATTGGAGAAGATTTAATTGCTTTAGACAGCGCCTGAGACACGGGTAAAAACTCACCGTCAATTTCAATGTCAAACATAGTAGAAATTGTGTAATCTTCATTTACAGAAACTATGTTTCCATAACGTCTAATAAAATTGTTACACAAATTGCAATTGTGGGTAGAGCTTGATGGGTCCCTGAAAATTGGGTCTTGGTCAAACGAATTGAGATATAGGTCCCAAACTTGCTGGCCGGTCATTTCTACCCTAAACAACTTGCCAGATTTGCACATTTGGTCAAATTGCTTTTGAAGTTTATTATTAAATTCTTTCATATTGGTTATTGGTTTTCCTATTTAAACGCAGTGAGGGAGATAAAGGTTGCAAAATTAATTGTTAAATACAAAAGCTCCGAGATTCACCCGAAGCTTTTGTGCCATTTAAACCAATAGATGAAAGAAAAACAACCCTAGTTCAGCCAATAGAATTTAGGTTAAGCAAATGTAATATTTAAATACTTATCCGCCAAATCTTAAATGAGAATAATGAATTTAGGGGTGATTTTAAATGATTTGTGTTCAAAATAGCCCCAACAATAATGAACGATAATTTATTTTTCTCTGAGAAAATCTATAATTTTTTATTATAAGACTTTTAAATGATTTTTTAGGTAGAAAATTGTATATTTATAAAACATTTAACAGTAATGGTGCAACCTTTAATGGATTGTGGGGGTATAAAACACACATATTAACCTTAAAACTATACAGAATGAATATAGCAGATCGAATAAAATGGTGGGAATCGGGCGCTGGAGAAACAAAAGCCGGGACCTTCAACCTACAATTGTACATTGCTTACTTAACAATTAGAAATCAAAGATAAATGAAAAAAATGTTTTTTAGATACGAATCCGTTGAATACGCTATAATAGGTAGGGATGGAGATGCTGAAATTTCTTTATTTCCGAATCCAAAAGTAGAATTAAGAATTTTTTATTTGTTTAAAGAAACTAATAAGGGGTATTGGATAACTTATAATGATTCTAAAAATAATCTACGCGGAGATAAATGGGTGTCAAAAACTTCTAAAAAAAGATACGCTTATCCAACTAAAAAAGAAGCTCTTGATAACTTTATAAATAGAACTAAGTCCCGCATAATGATTCTTAAGCGTCAACTGTGGTCTTGTGAAATATCTGTTTCTGAGGCTATGGGAATTAAATGTTAAATTTTCATTCAGCTATTGACAAATGATATTTTGTGTGTATATTTGTGTCGTATTACTGTAGCAAGTAAAACAAAATTTCATATCTTTGAGTTCTATAACGGAGTAAAATCCGGGACAAGTCCTTAGCTTATTAAAAATCCTGCTACAGTAATATAGCGGGATTTGTCTTTTTAAATCCATTACAAATTTGTAATAGAATCTTAAATCAGAAAATCCTTACAAAATTGAGACAAAAACTCTTCGGGGGGTAAGTTAATAGACACAAGGGAGGTTTTTGTAGAATACGTGGTACTTGGGGCAGCGGAATATACCACAAACGATGGCATTGAGATTTGAGTCGTAGGTCCGTGGAGCATGGCAATGTGTTCATAAGTAGAAATCAGGAATACCGGGATTGCACACTAGGTATTTACATTGGGTTGGGGGCTAAACTGTTCAAGTAAGTTTAATTTCTGTCGAATGAAATGCTACCAGAGATAATTGACTTTGAGAAAAGTTGGCTATTTCTGGGAGCTTTTGCATTCACAAAAAGTTAAAAACTTCCAGTTAAGTAAGTTTAAAGATTGAAAAGTTAAAGTTTAGGTTAAAAGTTTAAAATAAATAATTTAAATAGTAATATTTAAAATTTTTCCTGTTTTTTTTGTAACCCGCCAATTTTTTTTACGTTAAACTATTCATGAAGAAATCTGAACAATTAAAATTGGAAGCCTCTGAGAAGGATTCTGATTTGGCGTATATGGGTATTATGAAAAAATCTTTTCGCGCTGAAAAAACTGAATATTTTGAGGAAAAAACATTACCGGCGCTTATGGATAAATTTGTCGTGGAGATGTTTGCGGAGAATAGTTATAGGATTCGAAGGACTGAGGGCAATGGAATCGTAGACTTTTACCCACCAAAGGGCAGATTATTTGTTCACAAAACAAAAAAGTGGTATAATGTGGCTAAAGACAAAGTGGTGGAAAATATTAACAAGTTTTTGTAACCTTTTAATATTTACCACGTAAAAGAGATATAATCTAAGAATAGAGACGCTACCTTTTCACTACTAAATGAGCTATAAGTAATTACAAGGGGGTGGTTTGGCTTAAAGGCTGTTCAATTCAGTGAAGTTCTTAGATTTATGCACCGGCGGAGACCAATTGTCTGCGAGTAAATTCAAAAGACGTTATACGTCATTCTGCCGGTGTTTTTTAATTAAAATTATATCCAATGATAAAGAAAATAGTAAGTAGTGAGAATGGGAAACAATGTGATTTATTTCCATGGTCAAGTGTTCACGAAGGAGATTTTGATGATAAGGGATTTAGAATTGCGGGTAAAAGCAATTGGATTCCACCTACATTTGAATTAGTGGATTATTCAGGGAAGACAAAAGATTGCCCTTGTTGTGGCGTTAAATTCGCCGCCGATGCTCCATTTGTAAAATCTAATCAGAAAGGTGATGGAGACATGTGTATTAGATGCTTTGAGAGAAAGTATATAGTTAGTAGGGATGAATACAAAGAAGCGCTTAGAATTGAATTATTAGCAGAGTTATGCCAAAGAAAGTAGTGGAGAATACGGTAGTGAAGATTCAGCCGCCGTTCCCTGAATTAAAATCATCCAATAGAAATAGGGTAATAACAAAACACATGGTTAATACTGCTCTTTACTTACACAGTGAAGAGCTTTCTTTATTAACATGGCTCATCTATCAGTGCGCTGCCGATAATAGCTTTAAATACGAAGAAAAGCTGGTTGTGAGGTATTCAGCCGCGATAAAGGCAGCCAACGATCTGTACAATCCAAATAATCCTATAAAACTTCGGGTAGATTTAAAAGCCATCCGAGCGGTATTTGTCCGATTAATAGAGAAATCATTAATTTTACACACAAATGAGCGCGCGGTGTTTATCATCAATCCTATGCTTTCTTATCATCCTAAATATGTAAGTAAAGCATTTTACACTAAATTTGCGGCTATGTATAACGCGGGCGAGAATATTTCCACTATTTACCAGGACTACGTGAACAAACAAATAAAAGCTAAAAGAAATGGCAGTAAAAAAGTTTAAGGTGAGCGGTGGCACTCAGAAGAAGGCTGAAGTGATATCAAAGCTGGTGTTTAAAGAATCATTATCTGAAACTGAGTTGGATGTTTTGGCGGTTATTCTTGACTATTCCACTAACAACGCAGTCACTTTATCTTTGGATGTATCAAAACAAGTGAAGCAACAGGCCGGTGTAACTGATAGCTCTTTTAGCACATCTTTGTACAGATTAGAACAAAAGGGTATTATAATAAGGCAGGGCAAAACCATTCAATTTCACCCCGCCTTCTCAAATATTCATGCGGTGGACTCCCTTATAATAAGTTTTAAACAGGAGACACAAGAGAGCCAAACAGATCAAAGTATTTAGCCCTGCCGTAAATTACCT